CCCTCAATGTGATAGTCATCTGCCTTCCATTCCAAAAAAGGTATATTATTATAAATTTGATTAAATTCTTGTTTAGGTAAAAAGTCATCTAAAGTAGTTAAATTTAAACTCATTGAATAATTTCCTTTTCTGTTTTTGTTACGTACCAAGTAGTATTTGTATATCTTGTGCCAAATGTAATAGGTAAAACTTTATGTCTTGTTTTATTACCTTCAAATAAAATTATTTTGCCTTTTTTTGGTTCTATAATTTTATCATCTACAACAGTGTGACCTCCTTCGTATTCATCATTTAAATATAAAACAGATGTTGCGGTATGATAATGAAAATCTATATGTTCACCTTGGTATTCTCCTGTAGGCCATTTTACTATTTGTGAATAATTTATAAAGGTGTCTTTCATAATATTCTCAACAAAAAAATTTAATTTTTTTAACAAAAATTTAAAAGCAAAATTTCCTTTTGCAGATTGTGTTTCACATTCAATAATAGAGGTGTTCCTGTGTGTAGAATCATGAGGATTAATGTTGTGATATTTAATTAAATAATTACAAAATTCATTACTTATAAAATTTTCTTTTTCAATTAACACTGTAACTCACTGTTAAATATTCTATTTTCTTTACCCATCCTTTTGGTATAGCAATGGCACCGCCCCCTGACACTTCATCTTTGTCTTTGCTGTAGGAGCGCATAATAATTATCTTTTCTGGACCATCGTGAACCATCCACCCCACTTCTTGACACACGGCCAACGGAGCGTCGACAACATCTTTTATATCAAGCCAACCTGTCTCTGTATCACGAGCATCGAGCCACGTCACACGGACCATGGGCACCTTATCTATCTTAAAGTTTTCCATGCTATTGAATGTCTCATTTCATTAGATAAATTAATACTAGCTTTATGCAAAATTTTAGCATCAAAGATAATAAGTCTATTTGTTTTATAATCTACTTTAGTTCCATCTTTGAACTCTGTGCCTCCTTTATCTTCTTCGTTTTTGTCAGGATAAAACAATAAAGTCATGTCACCATCATCATCATGAAAACTTCCAGCTGATTGAGGAGGATGACAATTAACATAAGATCTTAAAAACTTATTTGTTAAATTGTATTTTTTACAAAAAAGATTGTACAAAAACTGATGAGTAAATAAATTTTCTTGAGCAGAAGCAAAAAACCAATTTATTTTTTTATTACCTGTAAATTTAGATACGTGTTTTGACCAAGTTAAAATATTTAATTCTTCCCTAACAAATTCTAAAAAAGAATTTTCTAAAACATTGTCAAATATTTTAATATTCATCTTTTCTATCCTGTAAATATTTAACATTGAAATTAATTGCTATTGTTATTCTAGTATTGTCGGTTGTGTTTGAACTAACAGAATGATAGACCGAACCATCAAAAAATATAACGGTGCCATCTTTTGCAACAAGTTCTTTTACATTACTAAAATTTGTAGAAACATCATCTTTTTTAATAAAGACTGCGTTATTATTAGAGTGAAAAAAAAATTTACTATTAGATTTCTCAACATCTACAAATAAAACAACAGATAAAACACCTCCGTGTTGATGCGGTTGTGCGTATTGATTTTTTTTATACCAATTAATCCAACAATCCATAACTTCTAAATCAGGAACATCGTAATTTTCTTTTTCTATAAATTTTTTTAAATATATTTTTACTTCATTACATAACATATGTAGAGCTGAGTATCTTTGATGAGAGTTCCACGCCGTTCTTTTAGCCATAACATTACAAGCCTCTTCTGGTGAAGTATCATGGCTATGAATATCTTTGTTTTCTTCAACTAAAATAATTTCTTTTATTTGTTTTTTCCATTCTTCAAAATTAGGAAGTGTAAAATAAAAAACTTCTTGTGTAAAAATAGGTAGTCTGTTTATATTAAAAGGCGCCATCTTTTTTTGTTACCTCTCTATAAAAAATGTTAAGTGTAAATCTATTAGAGCTGTCCCCAAAAGATTGTAGATCTGAGTGTGGTATTTTCATGCCATTAAAAAATAAAGCTCTATTTTCTACAAAACCAATGTGTGAAGATAGTTGATTATTGTGCATAAAACCTGTGCCATTATTAAGAAGCGGTTCGCCTTTTACAAATAAAAGAAAGTTTGCAACATTTTTTTTGTCATCATCTACATGAAACAAAGGTTCTTCTTTATTTTGTCTTGAGTGAGCACTTACAGATATTGGTTCAAGATTTCTATGTGGAAAAAAATATTGTTTAATAAGTTTTAACAATGGATCATCATGAAAGTTTCTAGGAAAAGTATGTCTGTAACCATAGAGCTGACCTTCAGAATTAACCACTTTTGTATATTCTAAGTTAGTCAATGTATCTTGCAATGATTTTAAAGTTTCTTTACCCAAAAAATCATCAACATACATAACAAACTTTGTTTCTTTATGATGTTGCATTAGTTATCTAGTGGTACTGGTTCGTCCTTTTTAATCAAATGTAGGTTAAAAGATACTGATCGTCGCTCTTCATCTGGTGTTCTAAATGGATAGACGCCGTGCGCTAACCAATTCGGAAACATAAAAATATCTCCAACCTTTGGTGATTCTTGATGCTTGTGTCCACTAAACGTCGCTGCTTGACCATTGAACCAACATATATCACCAACTGTTGGATAGTGATCTTCTCTTGCATATTCTTCTGGTAAACTTTTTGGTACTCGTAAATAACACACACCTGATAATTGACCCTCGTGTATATGAAAAGGATTAAAGTCTCCCGCCCACTGGCTCACGGCCCACATTGATTCAATCACCATTTTACCAACAAACTCTGGTTTAATTGTTTCACTTGCTGGTGGTATAGAGAGATAATTTTTTACCATTTCACCAATAAGTTGAACCATCGGCATAAACTCTTCAGTGTTCATCCAGTCTTGAGGATAACGAACTTCTTGTTTAACATTACCTGCTAAGTTACCTGAGTGATCAAACTCTTTTGATAACTTTTCATCTGTAAGCATTTCTGTTGCTTTATCGTCCAACATTTTAGTAATGAAATCAGGCATTCTACCTCTCATAATCGTAGGACCAAATGGTCTAATTGTATCAAACTTCAATACTTGTTCTTTTTTAGCCATGCGTTTCCTTTCTTTGCATAATTATCTATTGTCATATAGCAACTTTTTGCCTATAAATATACATTTAAATAGGCTTAATTACAAGGCCAGCCTCCTTGCATTTCAAAACATAAATTGCAATTAGGAGATTATGCTTAAAAAGTTACGTAAAGCGATAGCAAAAGCGCTACCAGGAGATTCTGAAAAATATTTGGGAACTGTGCTCGCATTAGCGACGGGTAATCCACTATTTGCAGGAATAGGAGCATTAGCAGATCCTGAAGCAGGATTTGGAGAAATAGCACAAGCTGCATTTTTAGCAAATGCAAGTCCAGGATTAAAACTTGGTAAGTTTGATTTAACAAAAGGTAATCAATTATTTGGTGACGGCAAATTTATGAGTGCTTTACAAGGTGG